GCATGACGAGGGAAGTCGACCTTGTATCCTATCTCCCGCCCTTCATGCGGGACTACAAGGAATTAACGGAAACACTGGAAGCCGAGAACCCGGAATTTCACCTCGTCTGGAATGCGGTGGACGGGATACTGAAAAACCGCTTTATCTCCACGGCGGACGAGTACGGCATTTCCATGTTTGAGAAGATGCTCGGCATTTATCCGACGGAAGAAGAACGGCTTGAAAGCAGGAGGGCAAGGGTGCAGAACCGTTGGTTCAACTTGACGCCCTACACCATCCGGGTGTTGTGCGTGAAGCTGGCCGAATTGCTGGGCGGGAACCATCTGTTCACCATCCGCCCGGATTTTGAGGAACATTACGGACTGGAACTGACGATGTATTTCCTTGATGAAATCCGGACGGAGGAGGCAAAGCACCTTCTGGAGGGCGTGGTGCCGCAAAATATCGTGACGACCCTTGTGTACGAGAGCGCGCACGAGGCGTCGATTTACCAGGGGGCGGTGATGGGAGAGGCGGACATCGTTGAAATAAGGCAAAGGAGGGTGTGAAAGAATGGCATGGGCGGGACTGACATTGACGGTTGACGGGAGGAACGCGCTGAACCAGGCGCAGGCGGCGAACCGGATGGACATCAAGTCCGTCGTGGTGGGGGACGGTGTCGCGCCGTCGAATTTTCGAACCATGAAAGGGCTTGTGCACCAGTTGTTCGAGCTTACGGAATTGAAAATCGATATCGTGGACGGCAGGTGCGTCCTCACGGTGGATTTTCCAAAAGTGGATTACGACTATTATTTCAGGGAAATTGGAGTCATGGTCACCACGGGGGACGGGGACGTGCTGTACGTTTATGACAACTGCGGTGATGACGCGCAGTACGTCGTGACGAGCACCGGGGTGGAAGAGACGCAGAAACGGATAAGGATATCACTGCTGATATCGGACGTGGCCAACATCAGCGTGACGTCGCCGAGCATCCTATATGTCGGGTTTGACGAGTTTGACGCGGAGGTTGTCAAACTGCGGCAGGCGGAAGAGGATATCGCCGCGCTTCAGGAGAGGACAGATAAGTTGGAGTCCGGCAAGGTGGACAAGGCCGGGGACACGATGACGGGAAATCTTATCATCGGCGGTCATGGCGGCACGAACACTCCGGCAATAGGATGGAAAGACAAGCTTCATTTTCTGTGGGCTGGAATTAAAAACGATGAAGGAATGTTCTTTTTTTGGGATGACACACGGCAAGAGAATATCATTAGCAAGGCAACCAACGGACATGGCGAAGCTTGGGGAGGAAATCACGTAGCTATATTTACCAATTCTGAAGGTGGAAACATCATGATTGAGGGTCCGTCTAACACCCAGCATTGGGAGATGGATAACTGGAATGATAACCAATTTCGAATATACTGCCGCGAGGGTAGTGCCAACTACTTCCCATTCACGCTTTCCAAGGACGGGATTATCGGGAGGCTTATCGGAACCGCAGACAACGCGTTACGTCTAAAAGATGCAGGCGGGTCACTGTACAATATAGGCGCACAATATTCCGGGGAATTGTCATCGGCAGAATGGCTTTGCGCCTGGCACGATTTGGGAAATAATGATATCCGCATCCGGGCGGTTAAAAATAGCAACATTTCTGTTGGATGGGCTTCTGCATCCCAAAACTCAAACACCTGCGGAGGCCTTTTCCCGGACCACAACGTTTCCGTGAACTCAATTGTGACCCGAAACGCAAGCGGGTACTCGTTCTTTAATTACATCAACTCCAATACGTCCAACAACGAGAACCCGGTCATATCGCAAGTCATCGTGACGAACGGAGGGGACGGCTATTACCGCAAGGCATCGCTTGCGCACCTGAAAAGCGCGCTCGGAATCCAGGGTTATTTGCCACTGATTGGCGGTCACATAACGGGCGAGGTTACCATGGCGGCAAGCCTTTTTGTGAATTATGTACGTCCACAAAACGGAAGCACCTTGCATTTGATGGGAAATGGGTTCCTGAATTTGCAATCTCCGGGAATTCAGTGCCGCAACTGGGATGACACGGGATGGTCAGGGATATCCGCGTCCGGCTTCCACAACCAATCATCTTGCCGCTACAAAAAAAATATCATGCCAATGGCCAAGGAGCGCGCGGAAAAGATACTGGGAGTTGAGGTCTGTACCTATGATTACAAGGATAACATTGTTGACGAAAACCAGCACAATCGTACTGGCGTAATCGCTGAAAGGGTCGCGGAAATCGTGCCGGAAGCCGTGTCGTACCGGGAAATCGACGGTCTTGGAAACGTGCCTGATAGCGTGGACTACACGAGATTCATCCCGTACCTGATTAAGATGACGCAAATGCAACAAAAAGAAATTGAAAAACTGAAATCCGACAAGCAACGCATGGAGGAACGGCTCGATACAATCGAGGAAACACTTGGAATCGCCGGAAAAGATGGGACAACATAACGTATGTAGGATGGTATGATTTGTTTGCAAGACAAAGGGGGTGCACCCATGGAAAGTTACATAACAAGGCAAGAACACGAGGAATTTGCGAAAAGGATTGACGCAGAGAACAAGCGGCAGAACCAGAGGATTGCCATGCTGGAAGAAAACGGCCAACATATCACGTCCATGACCGTGTCTATCGAAAAGATGGCGGTGAATATGGAGAACATGCTGGAGGAGCAGAAGAGGCAAGGAGAGCGTCTGGAAAATCTGGAAAAGGAGCCGGTAGAAATGCAGAAAAGCGTCAAAAACTCAATTATTACGTCCGTAATCAATACCGTTGTAGGTATTGTTATAGGAGCGCTCTTGTCAGGAATCATATAAGGAGGTATTGTATGCGGGACACAAATTTTTTACAAAACAGAAATTGGATTGAATGGGCAAGAAGAGCGGGAGTTCGGGCATTAAAGACCATGGCGCAGACAGCGGTGGCGATGCTTCCTGCTGCGGCGACGATTATGGAAGTCGACTGGCGTACAGTGGCGGGAACCGCGGCTCTGGCCGGGGTGGTATCCCTATTCACATCAATTAAGGGACTGCCGGAGCTGGAATTGGAAAACGAAAAATAGGAGGATAAAATCATGCTAAAAGCAAATTATGTGAGCTTGAGTGCGGTAAGCAATGTGAATGGCGCGGATATCGCGACATTTAACGCTTCGTTCACGATGGGGCAAGGCGGGAATTACAGCGTGTCCAAGAATGCGCAAAGTATGGCCGTGTATGAGGTAAACAAGGCTGTCTGCGATTCGGATTATGCCGAATTCGAATTGATGGTAAGGGAATTTTCCGATTATTTTCTTGAGGGAAACGAGGAAGCGGGAACTGACGGCGCGCTATCATGAAAGCGAGGAAAAGAAAAATGAGTATGAACGGTATTGACATATCTAGCTGGAACACGGGAATCAATTTGGACGCGGTACCGTGTGATTTTGTAATCGTGAAGGCCACGGAGGGGACGGGATACGTGAACCCGGATTTCGAGCGGGCGTATAACCAAGCGAAAAACGCCGGAAAGTGCTTGGGGATATACCATTACGCAAGAGGACTGGATGCGGTCGCGGAAGCTGATTACTTTCTTGGCAAGGTCGGGCAGCGCGTGGGCGAGGCAATCTTGGTACTGGACTGGGAGGGCGGTGACAACAAGCGGTTCGGCGTAAACGACTCCCAGTGGGTAAAAACTTGGTTGGAGCGCGTGGTGTCCAAGACCGGCGTGAAGCCATTAATTTACACGTCTCAAAGCGTGATGGCGAGGTTTAACGGTCTGGGCGATTATGGAATGTGGATTGCCCAGTACGCGAACAACAATCCGACCGGCTACCAGGACAAGCCGTGGAAGGAGGGCGAATATGCGTGCGCCATCCGTCAGTATTCGTCCGAGGGAAGACTTCCGGGGTACGACGGCCGGCTGGACTTAAACAAGGCTTACATGGATCGGGACGGGTGGAACAAGTATGCCGGAAAGGGGAATGCGGTGAATCCGGGGACTGGGACTGGAACCGGGACCGTATCGACCGTTTCTGGAAAGTCCGCGTTGGACTTGGCGGCAGAGGTCATGCGCGGACAGCACGGGAACGGCAATGACAGAAGGGCAAGGCTTGGCACGATGTATGACGTAGTACAAGGGCTGATTGACCACGTTGCATCCGCAAGCGCGGCCGATCTGGCCAACGAGGTGATTGCGGGAAGGT